AGAAACTAATATCTGACCAGTACACGCAAGAACAGTATGACGAAGCAGTGAAAAAGCTCTCTGAAGAGGCTGACGAACTTTACAGAAAAGCTGGATTTGTAGCCTAGAACGCCAAAAGGGGAACCCTCTTTGCTGGGGGTTCCCTTTCTTTCTGCCCTAATTCTCGCCGCTTCAAAGGCGATTCTACGCCCCTTTTCTCACGCTTCCGGTTCGGTCTACCCTCACGCCCAGGTGCTGCCCTGCTTTGTCTTGCCCAAATCCAGATTCGCCTTCCAGCTCCCAGAACCCTTTTTTGAAATTTGAATTTGAAAATTGAAAATTGAATTTGAAATTTGAGTTTTGAAATCCGAATCCGAAAACCGGGTTTGGATACGCAGAATCCAAAATCAAAAATCGAAAAATGAAAAACCGTTACCCTTCCGTTTGTTCCGCCTGTTCTGAGTCCGTGCCTTCTCAAGCTGGCACTCTCTCCCGTGCTACCGTTAACCGCCGCACAGTGTGGATTGTCACCTGTTCTGGTTGCCTTGACCCCGAGCACCCCGACACTGAGGCTTTAGCCGCGTCGCGCGGCGACAGCGTTTCGTTTGGCGTTGTGACGTCCACCGGTTGGACGGGCTACCGCAATCGTCGTGGCCGGTGCGAAGATGCACCGTGCTGCGGCTGCTGCACGTTCTGAAAATCAAAATCAAAAAACCAAAATCAAAACTAGTACATGAAATACAAATATGAATGAAATTGAAAGATTAAAAGAAAAATTAAAGCAATGGGAAGAATGTGCCGATATGCTGTTTGTGTATGCCGATGAAGTAAAATATGGAACACACAATCAGGCTTTATGGGAAGCAGCTTGCCAAGATATCGAGAAATACAAAAAACTAAAAGAACAGACAAATGAGAATTGAAACCAAAATCGAAACTGACTACGGAACCGTTAACGTCATTCGAACCGAAGATTACTTCTTCGCCGGGTTCGCGGATGAAAAGGAGTGCCCCTTGCATATCGAAGCTTGGCCCGTGGATGGAAAGTTCGGGGCGTACTATTTCCGCTCACACTATACGCTTTTCCACAAGCCCGAGGATGAGAGCTGGCTGGATTTCCTCGCTGCCCTCGATCCCGGCTGGGCAATCCTGCCTTGGGCACGTGCTTTGGTGGGTGCGGCTTTCCCGGTTTAATTTTGAAACCAAAAAACCAAAATGAAAATACGTTGTCACCTCATCAACATCGACGGAATCTGGAAGATTGAGCCTCTGCCGCCTGCGGAAGGCTCCAGCAAATGGTGCTTTACGGAAGCAGATGCCCGCAAATGGGCGGAGGAACACAATCTCGAATTGATTCGCGCTCGCCGGTTGGACACCGACCGCAATCTTGAGGCTTTCCCGGTTTAGCCTTCCCCTTCCTTAGCCGCTCCTGGGTCACCCTTGGGGCGGCTTTCGTCCGTTTGGGGGACTTTCGCCGCCGCAATCTCTACGGCAGGCTTCATCGCGAAAAGGAACTGGTCACGCAGTTCCGCATCGTTCGTGTGCACGTGCATGTGCACGGAGCTGACGTTTGCTGCTGCCTGCGCTTCCATTTCCATAAGCGTCTCTGCGGCTTTGTGAAACGCCAGCACAGCGTCACGCCCTTCCATTTCCGGGAGGAGTTCCTCAACGCGATCCAAAGCATTTTCCGCCGTTCTCTGAAGCTTACGGCGAAAATTGATTTTGAACATATCATTTGCAAACTGGGTATCCTCATCCAGTGCCCGCAGTTTGACGTCCCCGACAACGGTCTTACTTAGCCCGGTGATTTCCGCAATCTGCACAATCGTTTTCCCGGAGGTGTATAGCTCCAGGATCTTCTTGCGTTGTTCCTCGGTCACGCTCGCCCAGTAACCCTGGCCGTTAATCTTCTGGATGTGCTCGCACCCGTGGACGTGATCCTCGATCTTGACGCCATTCAGACCAGCGAGCTGACGCGCCCGGCTCTCGGCGGATCGGTAGACCTTTTTCTTAACTGGCTTTGCGTTTGGTTTTTGCTTTTTCATTTTTGAATTTGAAATTTGAATTTCGATTTTGCTTTTCCAATTTCAATTTCAGATGTCGCTCTCGATCCCGCTTTCTTCCCGTGATGATTGAGCACGGATAGCACATCTTCTGCCAAGGTGAGTGCATGGATACCATGCTGCCACACACGGCACACGGCTTTTCCACACGGAATGCAGCCGTCTCCTTCTGCGTGGGCTTCTCCAGCGGTGGAAAAACAATCCAGCCTTTACGCATTCCGGCCAGCACCACCTTGTGACACTCAGCGTAAAACTCTTTGGTTAGCATTATGCGTATGCGATGAGGTTTCCGGGTTCCGTGCTCTTGGCAATCGTACCGTGCTGCGTGTAGATCGACCCTGGTGGCAGTAGTCGTGCCTGCGACTGTACGCTCCCAGGAATCTCGGTTGGCAGGCTCGTCTTGGGCAGTGTGTCGTTTGTCTGGACAATTGCACGGATGAGCGGTGTCGTCGGGTTATAGGCCGCCAGTTGACGGACGGACATGATCTGCGGTGTGGTGTTGATGGTCATGGGTGTGGGTTAGCTGAAAGTTCCTGCATTAAAACTCGGAAGGCTCGCTCTGCGGTTGCGGGGACGACTCCGTTGCCGAGCATGCGCAGCTCGTCGGTACGATTGTCACCGGAGATGCACAACTTGCCATAGTCCAGCCCACTGGAAGTCCGAGTAATGTCTCCACCCAGCGCTGGTTGAGTTTGCCTGACGGTTCTAGGCGGCTCCCATGCGTGCTGGAGTTCGCCGGGTTGGCTTGGCCATGCTTGATTACTACTGTAGTCAATGACTCCTGACTGCCCTTCATTCCCCGTGAACGATCCTGAAAGCCCTGTCTCACCTCCGATGCCACTGGACTCGGCCAAGACAAACACCCGTTTCCGTTGGTGGGGCGCACCAACTTCGCTCGCGCTGAATATGCCCCACGTCGTTCGGTAACCCATTCGTCCCAGGTCGTCGAGGACGTCACGCAGCCCGAGGGTAATGTGTCCCTCGACGTTCTCGAAGAAACAGATTCTGGGCTGCAAGGTAGCAATTCCATCTGCAATCCACGGCCAGAGGTGCCGAGGGTCGTCTTTTCCTGCTCGTTTTCCTGCAGAACTAAATGGTTGGCAGGGATATCCGCCAGAGAGGATGTCCACTTTGCCTCGAAAAGACCTCCAAGGAAAGGACTTGAGATCAGTCCAAATCGGAGCCGCATCAAGCGACCCGCCTTCCATTCTCGCAAGAAGAAGCTCGACTGCGCTGGCTTCGATCTCCGAATAAGCGACTGTTCGCAAGCCTGGGATGCAGCGACGGAGTCCGAGGTCAATGCCTCCGTACCCGCTGCAAAGGCTGATATGAGTTGTTTGGGTAGTATCCACATCAGTCAACATAGTAAATGATCACGGCAGCAACGATGACTGCCATCAGGATGTCGGTCATTCGAGTGCCTCTTTTGCTTCTTCGCGCAATCTGTGCAGTGGCAGCCAATCGGAATATGCGACACGTTTTAAGGCCTCTTGGAGCCTTTCAATGACGGCAGCCTGACCGCTATTCTCGATCCGCAGGTCGTGGATAACCTGCGCTTGTTGCTCGTTAAGGGCTTCTAGGTTTTTGATGGTATGCTTCAGAATGGCTTCTCCAGCCTTGTTCATGCCACCGTTTAACATCCTGCCGTAGCGCACGATGGCTTCCTTAGTCCAATCGTCGAGCTCTACGCCATCACATTGCAGCCCGGCTTCGTACCAACACGTTTCTTCTTTTGGTGTCATATTCACTCCTGCACCTCCCTTTTCATTTTCGCGGCGTCACGAAATTGATCTGCCGAGGATTCCTCGGTAGTTGCGCCCCCAACCGTCAAGGATTCCTTGTCAATTGCCGGGGATTGCTCGGTGCGCCTTGCCCACCATTCCTGAGTGCCCCAGTCATCCTCCAAAACAGCACCAGCACACGGCGCGTCCATAGAATCCAACTGTCTTAAGACATGCTCGTACTTTTTAACCTTCCAGATCAAATCCATTAACACTCCTGCCGCTTGATTACAGACCCTATAAACTTGTCTGCAAGTTGGGGTTGGAACATCTCCGTAAAGCGCGGCTGTTTCCACTAGTTCTCTGCAAAGTTGCTCGTTTGTCATTCTGCCGCCCCTTTCCACTTGTCAATCGCCCACAGAAATGCCTCTGCGCGCTGGCGGGCGGTGGCCCTATAAGTTTTGCCAACTGTTCTGTACCAGATATTATCGCCAACAATTTCCTTTATGTTTGCGAAATAATCTTTCTCCTGCTGAAGGCTAAGCACCTTCTCCGCCTCATGCATTGCGTTGAGGTCGCAGGTGTATTTTGGAATTGGTTTTCTGTGCGCTTCATATTTGTCTGGCGGAAAACCTCGCACCCTAAATCCGCCGTTTTCGCATTCACCAATTTCCGTCCACCCACACGCCTCCGCAATCGCCGCGTTGATTTCGTTGTCAGTCATTTTTGATTGTATGTTTGGTTTAAGACCTGCCTTGCAAGCTGATCCAACTCAATCTGAGAAAACGCAATGTTGTTTTCCAGTCTTTTTAGGTCGATTATTTTAGCGTGCTTATCTAAATAATCATTCATTTACTTCTTCGTATGTAATTTTAAATTTAACTAATTCCCAAATTGCTTTTTTTACAGATCCGCTTTCACATCTAATACTGAACTCATCTTGTAGTACATTTTTAGCTAACCATAGAATATCAGGATGAAAATCTACACACTCTGCCTGTGTGGAATGAGGATCAAAATATAACCATTTATTTGGATAGCCTTTATTCCGATAACCGTAGCGATATTCTATAATCATATCTTTTCGATGCTATAGTTTGTATTGAGTTGCTGCACTAATCTATTTTTTGTTTCTGTGGTCATTTTGTCATCTCTTTGTCGATTTCTCCGAGTGTAAACGTCTTGCCATTCACAGTGATGCGCGTCTCGGGCGGGAGTGCTATTCTTCCGTGCAACTCCATGAAGTGAGCAAGCTCCTGCTCAAGCTCTGCGATGCGCTGGTGCGCTTTTGCGAGCTGCGCCCCGAGCGTGCGGGGTGCTTTGGCAGGGACAGCAAGACCGAAAGCCAAGCAAAGCTCGGTGTAAGTCTTCTTGCCCATCTGCCAGCAGTTTCTGGTGTTTGGGTGGTTAAGCCACTTTACCAGCTCGTCGCGAGTCTTGTGCTGTGCGGCAAACTTGGCAGCACGGTAGCTAAGTGGTTGCCCGAGGATGCAGCCCAAGTCTTGAGCCGTTTTCTCGCGGAATACTAAACGATCTTTCTGTGAACTATTCATTTTCTTGTATGAGTTTGTATGCTTCTGCCATTACCAGATCAGCGTCGAGTAACACTGCCCGGTCTCCAGGCATGGAGTCCATGTCGTTAATCAGCTTCTGCCGCAAACGTGTGGAAAGTCCTTTGATGACATGCTCTGCCATCCGAGTAAAGTGCCGATGCCGGATCAGTTCGGCACGAAGATCTGCGATATTTAGTGGATTACTCATTATCAATGAACAGGTTTAGTATAGTGCAAACAAAAGCTGCGATGGCGGCCAAAACAATGGCAATGTGTGATTTTTTCTTCATGGAGCGACAAAGGAAGCAGTCTTTCCAACAAAACGCAAGTCTGTTGCTACGCCGCAAGGGCCATTGCGCTGGAAAGGAATGCTGATCTTGCGGATCTCGCTGCCTTCCTCCTCATGGATTTTGATGGCCATGATACAGGTGGCATCCTGCTGGATTGAGCGGCTCTCCCGAGCTTTCCCCTGCTCGTTAAGCTGGGTAATACCGATGACGAGGCATCCAAGCTCAAGACCGATTAGCCGGAGTGCCCGGCTCACCTCAGCCACCTCACGCTCACGGGTGGACTCGCGCCCCAGCTCGCACCGCACAAGCTGGATGTAGTCCACCAGCAACACACCCAAGCCATCCGGGGCTTTCGACATAGCTCGAGCGGTGGCCGTGATTGCTGCAATGTCATGCAGGTCGTCCCGGATGACAATCTTTGCCCGTGACAGCACCTGTGTGGCTCGTGCAACCGCTTGCATCTCATGCGGGTGCTTCACTCCCTCAGCCAGCGTGCGGAGCCGCACATTGCCAATCTTGGCAACTAGTCGGTCAATGATCTGCGCCGCTGGCATCTCCAGCGACACGATTAAAATCCCTTTGTCCATTACCTTTATGTATCTGTTGTGAATTATGTGACTTTTGGCCTCGATCCTTCATCACCTCGATAACCACTTCAATGATGTCACTGGATTGGTTTTCTGGCAGATGACGGATCTCTTCCATCTTGGCTCGGCATTCGGCAGTGCTGCCCCGCATGATGACCGTCTGCACGATCTTCGGACGAGGCAGCTTGACGTTGCCGATGACGGTGGATTTACGCAACAGAACCGGCATAACGACGATTCAACACGCGGATACCAGACGGCCCAGGCCATTCGTTCGACTGGCGCATGACAGCAAAGGCGCGGAGTTCGTTGTCGAGCAACTCATCCTGTGCGTCGAGAGCGTCATCATGCGCCTCCATCAACTGACAGAAATGTGGCTGCTCGGTGTCCACAACGGCGAACAGAAAGCGGACATTCTCTTTCCCAAGCTGACGAAGTCCCCAAGAGTACCAAAGAGCCTGACGGTCGTATGCCAAGTCCCAGAACTTACGCGGGAACTTGAAGAAGTCGCTGGTCGTCTTCAGATCAACAATCGTCCAGTGATCGACGTCGCCATGTGGCGGGATAATCAGATCAGGCCGCCCCTTAAACTGGAGCGTACCAAAGCGTGAGTCCGTCCAGAACATCGATGCTTCCACCCACTCCATCTGGTCATCTGTCGCGGTCTTAGCGCAGAATCCAAGCTGTGCAAGCAGCACCTCAGCAGAAAGGACAGCACCTTCGATGCGCTGGGCTTCCTCCTGGTTGACGACTTCCTTGCCAGCATTCTCGATGCAAAACGCCTCCCAAGTCTCTTTACCGATCTTCGTGCGCCTGTCCACCGGCGGACATACTGCGTACTCAATGCGGTTCTCCAACGCCTGAGCGTGGATCAAAGTGCCGAGGATCATGTCCCGGGAAGGCTTGAAGTCCTGTGTGCGCCGCCATGCGTAGTAGGCTGGGGACTGCACAAACCAGTCAAACTGGTGCTTGGAGAGTCCGTCCATCGAGCGATAGTCGGACATGGGGAGGTTGTGATGAATAATGTTCATAGTTGTATTATTAAGTCTTCGATTGTGGTGTGCAGATCCTGCACGGTTCCGTTGTTCACGATTTCATAGTGACATGCAATGTTTTTTTGCTCGGTTTCGCTAACATGCTCAATCACAGGAATGTCTGATCGCACAATTCGCACGAGCTTACCCCCTTGGCGGCGAATCCACTGGGCTTCGTTCTCGAAGCGCACGTCCGTAATGACGCACGGCTTTCCGTACCGAATGGGGTTGCTCCAGCGCATGTGACGAATCCAGACCTCTGGATCAAACTCGCGCCCAGCCATGCCGATGTCTTGCAACAGCTTGCGCCCCCGTTCGTCCTTCACGCCATTCCACCCGTAGTGCTGCACGGCAATAGTCTTAATGGGATCAGCAAAAGCTGCTCGTTGATACCCGGCACGGAAGAACACTTCTGCTGCGGTATCCTTTCCCGCTCCGGCATTTCCAACTAATCCGATGATGTAATTCATTGTGCTGCGTTCTTTTCTAGGCTGAGGCATCCCGTGATCTTGCCAGCCGAGTCGCGAATGAACTTGGCCGGGGAAAGCAGATCCTGCCGCTCAGGGTACTGCTGGCGCACGATGGACGGCACGATAAACGCCACCCCATCATACGGAGCCGGGACACCGGACACACTGAGGATGCGGTTCTCAACGACTGGGATGCCTTGAATCTCTCCGGCGTCAATGGTTTGCGCGTTGCAGCGGGCAATCTCGCCGGATGCGTACAGGACGAGGTCGCCAATCTTGATGTCGTGTGGAGTTAAGTTGATGAGTTTCATTCTTGTGTGATGAGATTTGCGATGATGTTGAGGGCAAACATGGTCTTGCCGGATTTGGTTTCGCCCCCGATAACAACGAAGTCTCCGTAGCGGATCGGGGTAAGGTTGTCGAGTTTCTCGTACCCAGTACGGATACGCTGCGTTTGATCGTCACCGGTCTCGTATCGAGTGACAGCCTCGAGCAACAGTGACTGCGTGTCCATCCGTTTCGGCGGAGCGAGCTTGGTCTGGATCGCATCAACCTGCATGCAGACGTCGCAGACCAACTCCGAGGTCGTTACGTCCGTCTTGTGAATCTTGCCCATCGCCTCGTGCAAGACAACCATCAAGGTGCGTCGTTTGGCGGTAGAGCTAACAATCGCCAGCAACTCTGGCAACGCAGACTCAATCGGCATGACAGTCCACAGATCTGTCAGGGCTGCGAACTCGACATTCGGGATACGTTCCCGGAGTCGCTCGTAAATGATCCGAGCATCCGCGGCAACGCCCTTTGTGTTCAGATCAAGGACGATGTCCACGCACGCTCGACTCAGCGGGTCGAACATGTCGTTGCTCGTAAAGCCGCGCTCAGCCATGACGTTGAGCACCGTCTTCGGGTTGTTGAGCGCAATGGACGCAACTCCACGTTCAGCCTCGAGTGCCTGCGGGAGAGCTAAGTCGTCACCAGGCTTGGTCAGTTGTTTCTTCATTGAGTAAGTTTCCAGATTTAAGTTTACGACGTTCAGCGCGGAACTCAGCAGCTCGCTCAAACCATGACATGAGGAAGGTGCCAAGACCCTTCCTCTTGCGCTTCTTGCCGGGGTTGCCGATCAGCCACTGAGCAGCCTTCACCATCTCTTCGTGGGTCGTCTGTACGCCGTACTTGTCGATGGCCAAGTCGAGCACGGAGACAGGCGCAAAGGTTGTGCCGTCCGAGCAGTGAAAAACCATTTTGTAGATGAATGGGTTCCCCTTCTCTCTCCCCGCTTCCTCGCCCCTTTCCTTTCTTTCCCCCATACCCCCTATCTTACCTAACCCCACTCCATCACCCCTCTTCTCATCCCCTCCGGCCATCATTAAAAGGCTTTCGCTCGTTTTTGCATCGAACATCGGCAAACAAAACTGCTCGCCAGACGTGCTGACAGCCTCGCCAGACGCCCCAGCAACATCGTCGTGATAGACGACAGCGGAAGCCACTCCAAGAAGCTCAGAAACGGTTCCGTTGAGGTATGTCACCATCAGTTTCATTCCTCACCCCCTTCTTCGTCCAAGAATTTGCGAGTTGCACGCGCAACGTCACCCAAGCGGAGACGAACTTCCTCGAGCGAAAACTCCTTCACAATCTCGCGGATGTCCTCGCACACTCGTACCTCCGGGCCGTTCATCTCTTCGAGAGCTTTGATCATCGAGACGAATGTGCCGAACGCTAAGGCAAGGCTCTCGGTGTAGTGCGGCTCACCCTTGGCTACTCCAGATAGAATAGCTCCATCCTCTTGCCGCATCGTGACGAATGCCGTGACGACATTCTCTGGTATTTCTATAACGTGTTTTTGATTCATAAGTATGTAGACGTGTGCGCGTTGCCGCAGTCGCGCCCCTGTTAGTATGTAAACTTAGCTCTGCTTCAGACAATCCATGCCTTCTCGCAAAAGCTGGAAGAACAGACAAGAGTCCATCGTGACCTTCCAGGGTTTGCCATTCTTCTTGTGCGCGACAATCCAAGACTTCTGCGCCCCAGCATCACGCTCCGCTTGAGCGCAGGCTGCATCAAGGTTGAGAGACTGGACGAACTTGACCTCCATGTGGAGGCCAGAAAGTTCCTCACAGATCACATCCGGCGAGTCTGTACCCCCGGCGAACTGCTGGCCCCGCCTTGCGGTGAAGCCAGCAGCACGGAGTTCGTCGCGCCACATGCGCTCTCCCCGGCAACCTTTAGCCCTGCTGTTCATTTGACTTGAGCCAAGCCTGCACAGCAGCAAGGTCAAAACGCAGTACACGCTTGTTGAGGCGGATCACAGGAATCTTTCCCTGCTTCGCCCACTTAAGCACTACTTGCGAGGATACGCTAAGGAGTTTTGCCACCTCAGCACTGTTTACGAGTTTAGAATCCAATGTCGTCATCTTCGAGTTCTTCGGGTTGAGTTTCTTCTTTCTTGGTTTCCTCCTTCGTCAGTGAAGTTGGAAAGGCTTTGGCAAGTCCAGCTCTGTCGCCAGAGATGAACAAGGAGCTGGCAATAGCCTGCAACTGCTCCGGGGTCAACGTCACCTGGCTGCCAACCCACTGGGCTGCTTTGACAGCCTCGACCATGAGTTGTGCCGCTTGGAAAAGCACCTGCTTGGCGCCAGCGACGTTTGTGGCCGGAGCGGCAGCAGGAGCCGTCCCGTGGTTAGGCCGAGTCATTTGCTGGGTCTTCTCCGTCGCGCTGTCGAGGATGGCAGCGTTTTCGGTGACCTTGAGTTCGTTCGCTTTGGAGTGATCGGAGTACTGCACCGTCAAACCAGCGAGACCTTTCTTGCCTGCGCGGCTTTTGATGACGATGGTCTGCCCCTCGAGATCAGACATGTCATCCTTGATCCAGAACGCACAGCGGACTTCGCCGGTGCCGTCTTCAAGCATACAGTTCTGCACGCGCCATTCGTCGCCGCGCTTACTTATCCCGGTGCGAGGAGGGAAGACCTTCTTCACACCGACGCGCATCTCGCCGATGGTCGTCCCATCAGCAAGAGCTTCAATATCTTTAATCTGTGCTACCTTCATGTTTAGTGTGGTTGGTTTCGATGTCGCGTAATTGCGACGAAGCGAGACCTACACGCAGCACAGACTACGCGCAACAACTTTTTTGCGCTACAGAGTGATTTTTACTTCTTCCTTCTAGCGGCAGCCTGCTTCTTCGCAGCTTCACGCTGGACGGAGTAAGCGATGGCAAGAGCCTGCTTCTTGGGCACACCAGCACCAAGTTCCTTCTTGAGGTTTGCTGTGAACGCTTTATCGGAGGGAGATTTACGGAGTGGCATAGGACTTTTGGTTTTTGCTGCGAGCCAAGTGTTTACGTTGCGCCTTACCAAGCACATCACCGTACGCTTCACCCACAGCTTCTTGCACTGCTTTACCTTGTTGAGTGATTGAGTACAACTTGAAGTTGCCGCTCGGACTCTTGATGATGAGCATGTCGCTCGGTAAACGTGGTTCTTGCGCCGGGGTGATGACTGGTTCGGGCGTTGGTGGAGTCGCTGCCTTGGTCGTCTCCACAAGGACAGGCTCACGTTTGGGCATCTTACGAACTGCATCAGCCATCTGACGCAGAACCTGTTCCATGTTCTTAACGGCTTTACCTTCGGCCAACAGATCGGTTGCTCGTTCTGGAATTCGAAGAGGAGCAGGAGCTTGTTCTCGAGGAAGGCCAACCGCACTCAACGCTTCAAATCCTTTGTACACTCCAGCCGGTGTCGCTTTCGGCGGCTCCATCGCACGCTTCACAAACTCAGCCGGAACCTCCGTCATTGCCTGAGCTTCGAGCGCAGCCCGAGGCGCACGCTTGCGTTTACCGGCAAAGATCTCACGCACCTCATCAGCTTCAAGTGCAGGAACGTCACGCTGCGCCAATCGAGCTTCTACGTCTGCACGCAGGGCAGCAACTTCACCGGAGCTTAATTGACCAACAGCACCTGCACGGGCGGATCTAGGGCCAACAGAAGAGCGTTGTTCAGCAATCTTTGCCAAAGCTCGAGCAGCAACGCCATTCTCTGCTTCGGCAGCGTCACGCAAGAATTGTGCGCGTTGACCAGAGCTGACCTGTGCCAGTTGCGGATACCGCTCTTCCATGCCGCGTATCTCGGCAGACCGAGCTTGAATGGCAGCTTGTTCGGCCAACGACACGCCAACCTTGCCTTTGGCTCGCTGGGGTTGTGCTGGAGCTTGAGCTTCCTGCTGTTGTCTAGCCGCCTCCGTAAGCCAGGTTGCCATCAAGCGAGAAGGCAACTCAGTCTCCATCTTTGCACGCAACTCTTGAGCTTGCTGCGCGGCCTTACGGACAGCAGCAGGGCTGCGAGGCGAGAAGCGGATGTCGGCTCGGTTTAACTGCGTCTGAGCATCCTGCAAGCTGTCGTATACACCACGCAAAGTGCCGTCAGGCTCGAACACTTTGGTCTTACCGCTTGAAGCAACGAAAGCTCTGCGCCCCGTCTCTTGATCGGTAACAACCGTGGACTCACCAAGAGTTTCGCGGATAGAACGCTTCGGGCTAAAGTTACTCCGAAGAGTCGGCATCATCTTCTCGAGATTGACGTTTACCGACACAGGTAAGCCACCCCGACCTGCGTACAACTGCACGTTGTGAATGCTATCCAGTCGCAGATCTGAGAAAACATTGCGATCACGATACAACCGTGCATTTGCGCGCTCCCTTCCGTAGATGTCGTAAGCCATCATCGGCTCCTTCGGAAGTTCTGACAGCGGAATATTCTGCGGAACATTGACTTGAACATCACTCGGGAAAGATTTCCGAGGTTGGATGTTGTTGCCTAAATACATTAGGTCTCGCAGGACCGTAGCAGCTTGTTTGTCAGCTTTTGGCTGCATGCTGCGGAACAACTCCACTGCTGGCACAGGACTGGGAGCAGAATAGTTCTCCAAGTAGGCCTTTACGAACGGCACAAAGTCTTCGAGCGACGTGATGCCAAACTGCTTGAGCGCAGCATCCACCGGCTCCATGCCCTTCAAAGACCGGTTGAAGTTCACAAGCTCATTGAGCAGAGACATGTTGTAAACGCCAGCAATCGGGCCTCCTTTAGGCGTCTGCTGCATTCCAAGCGGCAACAACACGCGCTGCACTCGGCCTCCGTACTCTCTGTCTGCTATGTTCTTCCCTAAAGCAACATCGTGATCGACAACAATGAGTTGTCCATCCTTTGCAGCTTGATTGAGTCGAGCCACAGCTTCGCGAGCCTCAGGCGCAATCAAAGGACGTCCATGATGCGTTTGGACTTGGAACAACTGACCAAGTTCTGCGTCCGTGAATGATTTGGTGCGAATGATCGGAGAGCCAGGTTCAACCTTGGTCAACTCTCCAAAGTAACCTCCAGCTTGCACCACTCGAGGATCAACAGCACTTTCGCCAACAATCTGCCCCAACTGATCAAAGATCATCTGGTGATACTGCGCATGACCCTTCGCCTTCTTACTGCCTAGCTTTGTGCGTACCGGAGATCCAGCAGCTTCCCCGCTAGGCTGCGCCTCGGCATGCGTGTCTTCGTACCGTGGACGAGGAACGACACCAAGCACTCGAGTTCCGTCTGGCAGCACGTCGCCGGGACGAATGCCAACCGTGGACGCAGGGCGTGGAGCTGTGCCCTCTGCGCGAGGGCGTCCACGAACAGGCAAATCCTGCGGGAACATGTTGCGACCGTACAGAATGCTGTCTTGCAGTTTTTGCGCGACAGATTGCAGCGTTTTGTCCTGTATCAGCTTGCCGTCCTTGTAGAAGAAACCAGTAATAGGATCAAAACTGGAAGCACTTGGCTGCGTCATCAGACCAGCGTACAGATTCTCCAGACCTCGAATGATGGGCTGAAAGATCGACTGTGTCCCTCGGGCTGTCTCAAGAATGCGAGGGTCGCCTTTGGTCAAGATCTCACCAACGCCCATTGCAGCCCATTCCTCGGCCAAACGCACCGCAGCGGCCTGACGCACAGATGCAGGCTGATTGACGTCCTGAGCGATCTGCAAAGACTTGCCAAACTCAGCGGCAGCCTCGGGATTGCTTTCCTTTTGCGCTTCGTAATATCGCTGCCCCAAGGCAATCAAGGGTTCGAGCGCACCAGACAATCCACCTCGATCTTTGATGAGTTGACCAACAATGTCTTCAGCAGCTTTCTGCCCAATGAAAGCGTGAGTGACTTCCTCAACGGCAGCACCGGGGTTAATCTGATCGACATTGATCAGAATCGTGCTGCGTCCTTCGTTGTCGTTAAGCACTCGAACTCCGCGCCCCATGTTTTCCCCGGAGCCACCAAGGCTTTCCGGTAGAGGTGTAGAGTTATCAACGAATCCAACATCGTGCCCGGCATACTCAGCACTCTTTGTAATTGCAAAGATCTGCGCTTTTTCAGTGGTGCTTAGTTCACGATTGTTAAGCAGCTTGGTTCGGTTCGCGACATCGTTAGTCGGATACTCTGCCTCATTGAAGATAAAGCTGCGGGTCTCTGGACGCTCGACGATGTCTCTAGCCATTTCGCGCAAGAACACGCGATTGCGACCAGCAGGAGTCATTTCCATTGCTCCAGGGATAACCCCAAAGAATGCGCCTACAGTGCCGCCTGTAGCCCCGCCAACAGCCATTTGTTCCGCAACATCCATTTTGGTATTGAATGGATCTGCTGCCGCTTGTACGCCGGATACACCAGCGCCGATCATCGCTCCAAGAATAGAGCTATCCGCCACAGCTCCGGCAGCACGCAGCACGGAATCCGGCGGAAGAACCTTGGCAACAGCACGCAGCATGGTGCCAGATTTCCCAGCCTCTTGTGCCGCTTTAATGCCTTCTGCAATGGTTTTGCTGGGAGCTTCGGAAGCAATTAGTTTTCCACCCCATTCAACAAGTGCTGGAATTGCACCAGCAGCTCCTCCGGCAGTTCGCAATGCAGAACCTGCCAGTCCTTCTCGGCCTATGGTCTCGGCTCCAGCTTTCGTCAAAGCCTCAACTCCAGCACCAACGGCAGATCCAGTCTTTTCAGCAATCTTGCCAACAACCTGCCGCGTAATGCCAACCGTGCTTTCCTTGGCTAAGTTAGCCACCATTTGCTCTGCGGTCGTTTTTCCGGCAGTTCCAAGAAACTTGCCAACAAACGGGAAAAGGACAGTTGCGTCCAAGAAGTTGCTGATCTTGTTAGCCTCTCGAGCGGCTTCTGGGCTGATTGGCAAAATCGTCTCACCCCGCTGACGACGCAATTCATCAGCCTCAAGCTGCTTCAAGCTGGTGTAGGCTCGGTAGTCGCCGATGCCCAGAGACGCAGCAAGTCCTGCAATGTTGAGTCCTTTTTCAGTGCCTTGCAAAAAACCTTCCAGCAAAGATCCCGCTGCATTTGCTTGCGCTCTTTGCGCCAACTCAAACTCTTGCGGAGAAGTTGCGCCAGCAGGAGCTGCTAGCATTACTCCAGCTTTTGCCGCAGAATAAACCCCTCCAACAATTTCTTTTACAGCATGAGGAAGAATTTGCGCTATTTGAGACAGCCTAGATGGATCTGCCTCACGCTTGTATTTACGAGCCTCATCCATGAGCTTTGACTGCTCCCGGATAAAGTTGAAGTCATCCTCGGACACAGGCGCAGCCCCCTTGTCCATCATCTGTAACGCTATCGCTTGCGGAGTGCGCGGAAAGTCTGCATCTAGCGTCTTCTGAAGCTCGCTTTGTGGAATGTCCTGCTGAATCTCAATCTGCAAAGGCTTTCCATTCGCGTCAAAGTGGTACGGCAACTCCACTATTGTCCCTTGAGGAACAATCGGATCTTGTGCGGCTACAGGAGGTTCTTCTACTGACCCGACGCCGGTTGTCTCAAGCGGTGCAATGTTTGCCATATTATTAACGCGGCACTATACGATACAAAGTGCTTCCCCTTCCAGCAGGAGCTTGCATCTGTTGCGTTCCAGACGTTACGGGTTGCTGTGCTGGCGCAATTATTTGCCCGACTCCGCTTGTAACGGTTAAGCCTGGAGACGTTCCAAATGGTGTTGCAACTCCAAAGGGAGGCTCTTCTGCATCCTTGAAGCGATCCATGGCCCTCAATCCGGTAGTCTTGCGAACCCAATCAGGAGATGACATCAACGCAAAATCGTTGATCTTTTCATCTCTTGCTTTGGTAAAATTATTGTATATCCCTTTGATTTTCTTGATATAAGAATCTGGATCAGCCTCAATAAATTGAGATACACTAATGGCGGGATCTGAAAGAAATGCTGCCAATGAAGCTGGGCTTAATGGATTTAAACTTTTGTCTTTTGTGTAATTAAAATAATTGGTCATTTCGGGAGAACCCAAAATAAACTCAGCAGGTTGCAAGGCGTCCGCTCCGCCAGTTCCAATTGACTGCACCAGTTTTGGTACAATTGTGCGAATTCGAGCAGCTTTTTCCTTGGCATCTTTTGCTTTTGATGCGTCTTCTAACTCTAACCGCACAGTGCGAATCATGTCGTCTTTTTGACGAAACCTAGGAAGCTCGCTCATAATATACTTGGCGTTATCCCGCTCCTCAAATGGTTTCATCTCAGGAACGTCCGCGTCAAGTATGCCGCGCAAAGCCTTTTCTATCGCCTCCTGCTGCTTTGGATATGCCAACATCTGCTGGGCAATGTACCGCCTTCCAGCAGAACGCCTTTTCTGCGTCTCTTCAAACTCCCGCCGGTAAACGTCGTATGGGTACTCCTCTTGAGGTTGCGCTTGAGTTTCGAGCGCAGCAGGAACGGCAGACGCTTCACCTCCAGAGTTTACCAAATCCAAGATTTGCTGAAGTTGTTCGGGCGTGTAAGGCATAGCTTTATTAAAATCCTATAGCTTTAACGTCTGCATCGGATGCTTTTATGCCTTTTCTGCGCCAATCAGGCCCATATTTATCTGACATGTATCTATTAAGTATGTCAGCTCCACTTGTCGGATCAAATTGCGGAGTTCTTGGAACTTGCAGTCCCTTAGTTTGCGGTTCGGGCGCAGCACTGGGCGCAACACCGGGCGCAGGCTGAGGCGAGACTGGTGTAGGTTGGTTTCCGCCAATAACACTCCTAAGCCCTGCTGCTGCTCCAGAAAGATCCGGCACAGGCTCTCTTCCTGCCAATGCTTTGTTTGCAGCAGCCTCTTGCTCAAGCCTAGCCTGTTGCGCCTTGAACAGCGTGGGCACGTATTGCTGGAAGAAATCGTACCGCTCCGTGCTGCTCATCTTGCCTGTAACATCACCAAGTTGCTTGGCTTGTTCTTGGTTCAGACCAAACAATTCTGGGTTCACCTCAAGCATCTTTTTGGCAGCACTAGACTTCTTGTCCAACTCGCTGGCTTGAGCGTAGTACTGATTCAGCGCAGAAGGAAAAAGTGCGTTTACTTCTGTTGGATTCATCCCAATCAATCCACCCAACGCGCCTCCAACTGCATTAAAAGCAGCATCCCCACGCCGATTTCGTTCTTCTGTGACTTGGTTTGCCACTTGAGATGCTATGTCCAAGTATCCGGGGGCCATGATGTTTCCATAGCCTCCTCCGCCAGCAAAAGGTTGAATAGGTTGTGCCATAAGTTTAGTCGAATGCGTGTCCAATAGCTGCGCCGGGAAGCCCAAATAAAACGCCTCCAATACCTGCACCAAGCCATCCCTTGCTCTTCTTTTGAGAGGCTTGCCATTTAGCCATGTTGTATTGGTTCATGGCTTGCAGGTTTTGCGAACCAATCTGCGCCCCCAAAGCAGACTCAGGATTGAAGTACTGTGGGCCAGCAAGTTGTTGCTGCGCCAAAGTCGCTTGAGTTGATCCACCAAGTAATCCAGCAAAGTCTGGTGTAGCTTGGAATGCAGCCATCGCCGGAGCTGCTTGTTGTTGCAAGAAGCCAGCTGTCTGTGACGCAAAAGCCTGACGTTCACGTTCACGCCCAGTACGAGCAGCATATCGGTTCATCACTTCAGCAAGATTGGCCTGACCGCCTAGCGCAGTTCCTCGAGCAGCGTACCCAGCACGTGTTTGCTGTTCGATTTGGCGTTGTTCCTCGGGGGACAATTCTCCGCCTAAAGCCTGCTGCTGTTCTGCGTACTTGCGAAGTCCACTCAACAGATCCGCTGCTCCACCTGCCGCTTGGTATGCACCAACAAACCCTGCTCCACGCTCCTGCAAAGCCTGTTGCTGGGCAGTTTGTCTCGCTCGAGCATACTCAGCTTCAAGCCCTGCATAACCCGGCATTAAGCCTCGTGTACGGGCAAGATCAGCTTCAGCAAGCTGAGTGGCAACTTGAGATTCAAGCCCAGCGTATTTAGGAATGTACTCCTGGCTAAGAGCAAACAGTTCTGGAGCAATCTGCTTTTGCGCAGCAAGAGTCTCTTTTAGCTGCTCTGCATACGTCTTGATTATCGGAGCCGGAGGTGCGGGGGCTTTCTTCTTTCCCATACAAAAATCTTTCAGTTAAACGTGGAGTCCACTCAATAAGCCGACCTCGACGGTAGGCATACACTTTGTCCATTCTGCGATCAGCTTTAGCAATTTCTTGCAGTAATCTTTTAACAGATTCCTTGCTCTTTGCATACAAAACATCCCACCGATACATGGTGCTTTGCGGCTGTTCCCACTCGGAATCATCATGCTCTGACCGAATTGGATGCAGTACTGAAAACGCTCCATCCACAATGAACAGATTTCCGTGGATCTGATGAAACGAAAGATATTCGCGCAAAATGTCTGCGTCTGTTGTGTGAAACAGAGTTGGATGCTTTTGTGCGACATGGTGTGCAAATTCAATAAACGATTCCCATTCATCCAGCGTCATATTTTGACGATGTACATCAGAGCCACATTTCGGGGGCGCGTCTCGCTGCCGGTGCTGTTGGAGGATGCAATCGTCACACCGTTGCGTTGTCCTGCTCCAGACCCGGAAGAAGCTGGAATATCTCCACTGCCCGTAAACGGATTGCTGACGTACTGATAGCCAGCAGGAGGCATGTGTGCGTGAGGCTGCACATCTTGCGCCTGCGGAGACAGGATTGTACGCCCCGAGTCCGCTCCTCGGCCATTGTCCCATCCACGGACAAATTCACCCCGCAGATCGGGCAGGTTGGTGCCGTAAATCGGAGTCAGTGTCGGATAGCCAACAATCGACTGACCATTGCATTCCAGCCAACCAGACGGAGGAGTTGTGCCGCCCCAAAGCATAATTAGCCCAGGGTACAATGCCGCAGAAATGGCCGAGTCCACGTAGCCTTTGGAAGCTGCCATGGGAGCTGACGTGGGTGTGCTGTTGGCCAACGTCAAGTCGCCGGTCATTGTTCCGCCGGTCTTGGAAAGAAACAGGGACGAAAAGAGATTGCGAATGCTCTCAATCGTGTACTTGTAAAGCGATCCACTGCGCTCGACCATCACGTAATCCACCTCTTGCGCAGTACTGCTTGTCTGCGAAGAGATGGCACCCGGCAGCAAAATGGCATCATCTACGTGCCCATTCAGATTGGTAGCAGTAACCTGACTGGTTGCGCCGGGATAGTTGGTGTACGTGTACCCTCGTAGAATTTGTTGCGGCATATATTACTCCTGCGAAATCATTGGTCTGTTCGCTGCTATAGCATAAACAGAAACGCTTTTCAAAGCTGGTCTTCCAACAACAAAATTGATGGTGCAATCCATGGACGCTCCACGCGCAGCAATCCGGGGGCGCAGTGTGCCATCAGGCTGTCCTCCGAAGGTGTACTCTAGCAGCGTCTCCGTAATGTCAGGATCATGCGTAGTTCCATCAATTCGCACCACATCATTCTCCACGTTGTTAAACTGCACCTCCGCACGGCTGAAGCGCTTCTCACTGACCCCACCAAACGTGTACTCTCGAGTGCGCACAAACGCTGGAATAGCCACAAAGTTCTGCTGTGCTGCAACCAAAGTGCTTTCTGTAATTGTCCCCGGAGCTTCTGGGAAAAGGGTGAACGGAACTACAGGTATTGCGTCCTTAGTGTTGAACTCGTCGCCTTGGGTAAACTCTTCGGCCAAGAAGACGCCGCCATACTGGTTTGATCCAGCAAAGTTGGTGACCACCATCAACCGACGTTGATTGATGTACGAGCAAATCAGCAGACTGTCGGAGTACAATCCATTGGGATAAACATCCACCGATTCCCATGCTTGGTTCAGCGTATTGTAAACCAGCACCCGGTTGTTGCGAGTCGCATTCCCAACAGGAAGAGCAATGTAGAACCTGTTGGCGTAATACGTCGCAACAGCTTTGTCTACCGTGTCAAAGTTGACCGTCTCAAAAAAGTCTGCAATCGGTTCACTGAGCGGAAGCGTATTGCCAACGAGCTTCAGATCCAACTGAGGAGTCAGCATGTGTACCCCGTTTGCCGACAGGAAAAACACAAACTGACCAGCAGCAACAATTGATTTTCGAGCCAAGCAGCCGATCTCAGTCGTTACGATAGTGGTCGAGGACTGAATCCCAGGAGGAGCACTAGTCGTGAAGTCATCCGTCTGAACATAGACAACATAAATGCTTCTCGTCATAAAAACGAGAAACTGATCCTGCACCCATGGAAGGATACCTACTATTGAATCATTCCCGCCGGTGTTGATGACGAAGTTGTTGAGCGTTGTGTCGCACTGCTCGCTCAGAATGTCGCTGACAACAAGTTGATAGTCGCCGTACTTCAGCACCAATCTGTTCTGAAAATACAATCCAAACTCAGCGCATGGAACAGATTGCGTGATGCCAGTTACAGTGCCACCATCCACAACGAACTTCTGGGGCGCAATCGTCAGCGTAGAGCTGCCCTCCTGCCACACTAGCGGCGGTTTTCCGCGCCTCGTTGTCCAGTTGGGATCATTCGTGTTTGCGCCGTAAGCAGTGCCAGTTGTGTTCTCGTAGCTAAATGTGAACGTGGTGGAATTGACCACCGTGATGACGTAGCTGTTGGTGACATCTTGTTTTGCGGCAGTGGCACTTGTGTAGCCAATCGTCACCTCGTCGCCAGTGGCATACCCATGTGGCGAAGCTGTGGTCACCGTAATCGTTCCAGACGAACCAGACGGGATACTTGCGTTTGTGGTGGTTGCCGAATAGGTCGTGCTGTCGTATTGACCTCGAAAGATGTAAATCTTGTTGAGCGCAGAAACGACATCGCAAACTCCGCCATTTGCTATGCTTCGATTGGAAGGAAAGAAGTTGTAGGGGCCAAGTGTTGCTGCAGGAGTGCTGCCTTGTTGTGGTCGGTACAAGTACATGCTGTCCGTGAAGACCAGCACGATGTTGTCGCGGCCATTTGAGTCAACGTACAACCCAGACCCCACCATCGTAAAGTTGATCAAAGACGAGCTGGTAAGCCGCTTCGTGCCTTTACGAGGCTGGGCAATCCCTCGGAACAGTCGCGTGTTCTGAGAGTACTGAAGAATGCCAGGCTTTAGGTTTGCCGGGTCTAAGCGACTCGAGAAACCAACGAACATGTCGTCGCCTTCAGCCTGGATATTCTCAGCCATTAGGAAATGAATTTACTGAGTTTGTCCACCACACGCTGAAGATCGTCGCGGATCTCCGTCATGCGATCCATGTGATCTCCTTCACCTTCCTCCTCACCGTTCTCGTACTCACCACCTTCATCTTTGGATTCACCGTAACCGCACTCGGAGCAAGTGCCGTCCGATTCCATGGGAGAGTCGCACTCGGGGCAGGAGCGTTTCTTGGGTGCTCCAATGATGAGCATCAGCGCGTCAGACAATGATTTTTTTGGCATAGGTTAGGAAATTAACGATTGTTTTTGCTCCCTGCGAACACGCAGCACAGCAAGAGAGTGAGGAGTGTTATACTCGTAATGAGGCGCATCATAGATGGACTTGAAGTTCCCGCCCCAGCGCAGGTTGTGCTTCGGTGCAAGTGCTCCGCATAACTTGTGCATTCGATCTGCGAGGCGTTGCTCTTCGGGCGTGCCATCGTCGAGGTAAGCCTTTCCACGAAATACCCCGCAGTCGATTGCCAGTCCGAAGTTGTGCATGCTCGATCCCGGTCGAGCGTTCGTGACCTTCGGCCCCGGTGCAGTGCGTCCTTTTGCATAAAGAGCTTCTTGAGCTTCCCAAGAGCGGGTGCCACAAATGACACGATAGTCCAAGCCTTCTTCCTTAAGCAGTTCCTTAGCCTCAAGGACAAAGTCGATAAACGCCTGTTTCACCTCAGGAACAAGCGTCTCGATGTACTTGGATGATCGCTCGTCAATCACAGCTTCTCTTTCCGAATTACGTCTACAGTACCGAGGATTGTAAGGGCGGCGGCACCTACAGCGTCCACGTGGCCAGTCTTCACTCCGAAACCAGCAAGTAGGATCTTGAGAAGACCGATCCATGTGGAGGGTTGTTTCCAGTAGTTGTTCATATTAGTCGTGCAGTTGAGAGATCTTTTCCCAGAGTCGCAGCCGGTCTTGCTCGCACTCGGCAATCTTAGACTCCATCTTAGTTAGTTTAGCGTGCAGATACCAAAGAGCGAGTGCCATCATGGCAAACGACAAACCTTGGTTGAAGACGCTGTCCAACAGACGCTGGATGAATGGCTCCATAGCTACTTCTTCTTTGCGGTTTTTGCTGGAGCTCGAAATGCTGCTGCGGTGGGCGCACCTTTACTGCCAGGCTTGCGCATCTTCTCTTTGCTGCCAGCCGCGATGCGCTCACGTTTGGCGTGGATATTGGCGTAGAGTCCCTTCTTCATTTGCAGTTCCAGCGTTTGAGGCTAGCAGCCTTGCGTGTAGGACGACCCTTCTCGTCCTTCATCGGCCCCGGCATTCCGCTCATCCGAGCACAGAACGACTTTCTGCGGGCAGCATCCTTTGCGGTCTTAGGATGGGGCGCAGGAGCCTTGAGGTTGCTGCCGGTCGCCGCGTTGTACTTGGCGCGTCCCTTGGCTGTCAGGCCAGCTCCTTTTGAGGCGGGCAGCTTCTCGCCGCGCCCCACTGCTAGTGATACGGATTTCTTTGGCATAAGGTTAGCGAGCTAGCGCGTACTTGCTGGGTGCTTCTGCGAAGGCTGCGAAGATGTAGGTGCCACTGGTGTTATTAATAGAACCAGTATTATCGCCGCGCAGTTTAAATCCATTTGAAGTTAAATCAATGTAGTTTGCCGTTTGCGCACTTTCAATCCCAGCGGTATTTGGCCGTAAATTATTTTGCAACACGTTAAATGTGTCTCTTACAGAATCGTAAACAAACCAATCAAATCCAGATGTATCCGTCCGCTTAATCATCACAAACCTCGGCCTAAATCCACAGAACACAAACGGCCCGTCAGCACTGCCATTCCCAGTGTAGCTGCCAAACTTGCTGAATCCTGCGATCTCAGCGAAGCAGTAGGCGACGTAGTTGATGGCGGACGCATTGACTCCTGCGTTTGATCCAACAGAAAATGAAGATGACGTTGGAGCAGTGTTGTTCCACATTGTGGAATCTGCTGCTGATCCGTTTGTTTGAGATAACAGCAGTCTGTTTGTTGCTGAGATTGAACTGTGATACACGCACCAATCTGCTATTGATCCTCTCGACTTAACAATGATCATGGCCGGAACGGCACCAAGATTATGCGCTACTCCACGCGCACTGCCAGTTCCCGTGTATATCACAACATCCACTCCAGCTAGTGCAGCTTCTTTCCACTGCCAAGCGATGTACGAGTTTGCATTTGCGTTGACCAGCGTCGTATCTGTTCCAAGACTAAAGCCAGTCGTCCCAAATGCCGTCAACGTCTGCGAATTACTTACTTCCGGGCCAATTGTGGTGCTGGACAAAGGAGCGTAAATGTTTGCTCCACGCAAAGAATCAAACAACACGTGATTGGTTGCAGCAGGTGTCCGAGACTTGATCCACACCAGATCCGGCTGGAACGCTACTCCATTGGTTGTATTTGCGATTGTACGAGCCGAGGCATTTCCGGTGTAGGTCGTCGCTGCCATGTAGTTGGCAGGATTTACGATGACCGGCGTGGGTAAATTATTCGTGTTGAGTGCGCGGAAGCCAGCGGGAGGCGTGTAAGCGAAGGGACGTTGGCCGAAGTTGGCGTAAATAACTTTTGCGTTGGTCAATGATCCTGCATACGGAAAATATCCGCCACCAGTTAATCCTGTAGCAATTGATGTATATGTCGTTCCATCAACAGTATAATCCAACGCCCCTGTATTTGCGTTAAACCTCAATCCTATTACTGCCGTTGTTGGAGTTACAGTTGCTGTTATTGCGGAAGTTTTGTAAACGCCAACAAGCTGCGATGCTGTAGCTGCGCTGTATGCAATTTCCCAATACCAACTTCCGCTATCCATTGACATGCTGCCAATAATATTTTGTGCAGCAGCAGATGTGGTTTCAAGATTTGCAGCAGCCAATGTCGCTGTCGTAAGTTTATCCAACGGATTCAGCACCGCATAATTCCCCCTGCCATTTGCGCCGTCAGCGTAACTCACCGGGACATCAATCATGCTGTCGTATGTCACGCCAGATGTCACGCTGATGCCGCTCGGCGTCCAGTTGTTGCCGTTGCCGGAGCTGTCCTTGCCAATCGCAGTAGCTGTCGCTGCACTGGCATCCGCAAACTTGAGATAGAAGCCGTTCGTGCCGTATGTGCCAGTGTAACGAATGGGCGACCACACGCCGGTGGACGAATCAAACCGACCAAACGAAGATGGCGTCAGGGCTTGACCGTCGATGAAGTTGATTTCGGTAAGATAGCCGTCAAAATAAGGAGAAAATCCAATTCTATGTACGCTTGTTGTTCCAGTTACTGCTGTATAATTTAATGGAGGAGGAGTTCCAGTAATTGTTTGCAAAACTCCATTTACATAAATTAAAGTTTTATTTGGATCAGCAATTGTTGTATTACTTACAACACATACATGATACCATGCTGATGGATCTCTAAAAACAGCATTTGTAACTACTAAATATGTTAGTCCTGCATCATAAAAAACTCTTAATGTATCACTGTTAAATTCTATATTAAACATTTGCCCAGTTCCACCCGATATGCCTTGATAAAATAAACTTGAGCGACCAGCTGGCATTGCGCCTCTCTTAACCCATGCGCTAAATGTTCTTATTGAATCACTAGTAGAATTACTTGTGGGCGTTCTGCTTAGATAGGCGCTGTTACTCGAGCGGAGTCGCAACGAGTTGGTGATGAAGTTTCCGCGCCTAAGACTGCCAAGTAATGAGAGCATAGAAGAGAACATAAATTACGTTGTTGCATCACCGCTGACGATCCAGCTATTGGAGGCAATCTTGATCAGCGAGATCACAGCATACTGACCATTGGTCTTCAATCCATTTCGACCGTTGACCGTGACCCCACCTGCTCCGGCTACTGTGACCTGGCCCGCACCAAGCTGCATGACCAGCACCTGCGTGCCAATCGGCAGTACAGTTGCATCCGTAGGCACCGTCAAAGCAATTGCAGCAGCGTTGTTGGCCGTTACCAAGTACCCTGCATCCGTTGCTACAAGCGTGTAGCTGACGCCCGTCTGCGCGTTGATAAGGATCTTTGATGTGGCCACCGGCAAACGCTCCGTAGAGGCGTTGGTGACGTACATCTGCGTGCCGTCCCACTCGAGGGCATGAGCAGTCAGAGTCGTAAGCAGTGTGCCAGCTTGGAATCGAGCAGGAGACACCGTTGGGCCACCACCAGAAAATACTTGGGTGGAAGTGTATGTATTCGATCCAAGTGTGGCGTTTCCGATTCTGTTATAAAGAGAGTTTGCAACTAGTCCAGCGGTTCCAATCGTCCAGTTATTTATGGAACCTGACGTCGGAACCATCCCATAGATGTTGCCTTGACCAGTGCTAGACCTTGGCGTCGTAAACAACAAAGTGCCATTATTCCATGTGGTACCATTCTGATACCATGATGGGCGCGTAAGAACAGCTTGGCTTCCGGCAGATCCAAGGTTTGTAACTATCCAAAATCCAAAGTTTTGAGTTCCCGAAGATCCTTGAACTGAAACAACCAGATCTCCAACGGATAGCGTTGTTGTGTCTAAACTGGTTAAAGCTCCATTTGCAGTGACGGTATAGACTTGTCCAACAACCGTCCCAGCTCCCAAGTTCACCCGTCCAGCAACGGAACGAATCTGGTTGGGGAACCCAAGGTTGGCAATCGCATCATCACCCGTGATCGAGCCAGTTCCGCCGCTCGAGATAGCCAGCGGATTTGCCGTGGTAAGCGCAGGTTGAGCCGTGAAGGCACTTCCAACAGCATTTGTGAGCCTTCCATAGGCGTCCACCGTAAAGGCCGGAATCTGAGCCGAGGAACCATATGTTCCGGGGGTTATCCCTGTGGTCGTCAGCGACAATGTACGACTTGCAGAAAGATCTCCACCTCCAGTCAGGCCGTCAACCGTGTTGATGCTGACCTGCGACATCTGGATCTTACTCAGAGAGATCAAAGCTCCCGTCGAGATGTCGGAGTCAAAAATCAAAGAAGCTGGATTTGAAAGAGCACCATTGATGACTTTAACAACACCAGTTCCGCTTACAGAAGGAATGGTTGTATGCACATGGCTCGGAGTAGATCCCCCGAAGTCCAAGGTCACCGTATGACCACTGGCAGATGGATTTGCTTGAATGACCACATACAGTCGGTCAGTTGGCAAAATGTCAGTCTGCGGAATGACCACAGAGATTCCAGTCTGCACCGTTGTTCCATTGTTGCTCGCAATGGCATTTCCAGATGTAGATACCAGTGTGGTATTGGTTCCATCCCACAGATAAATCAAACAACGCAACGAAGTTGGAGCGTTGGCGTTTGCGTCACTTCTTGCCCACACGTTAAATTCAAAAAGTCCAGCAGGCAAAAACTCCAACCCTGGATCAATCGAATCAGAAACAAACCCTGCAACATCCGTCCACACACTTGGAGTCAACGTGCCAGTTGTTACGCTGCTTGAACTGATTTCAGCAACACGACCAAGTTCTTTTGATCCGGCAGGCGCAGGAGCATCTGGGGAAGTCCCATAGTTGAGGTAGAACAGAACTCCACCTCCACCAGATCCACCAGAAGCCGCAGCAGACGGCACCCATGCAGTTCCATTCCATGTCAGCACTTGACCGCTTGTGGGAGCCGTTGCAGCCACACTGTAGCCTTGAATCTTGGAAACAGTAGGATTGGGCAGGTTCCCAGACAGATCTCCGCCCACAGAAGCTGTCGTGGACAATGCGCCCAATGCAGCCAGAGCAGCCGTCGAATCCGCAGCTCCAGTACCACCGTTGGCAATTGCCACAACCCCGGTCACGTTTGACGCGGTTCCAGTCGTGTTCTGGTTCAGCGTGGGGACATCCGCAGCTTGAATGGAAGAGAGCGTAACATTCGTCCCATCACCGCGCAGGTATTGACCACTCGTAACCGCCCCGGCAATCGCGTTAAGAGCCGTTTGCTGGGTCGTTGATCCAGTTCCGCCATTGGCTATAGCAACAGTGCCTGTGACGTTTGCAGCCGTGCCTGTCGTGTTCTGATTGAGAACTGGCACATCCGATGTCTGGATGGCAGACATTACGACATTCGTGCCGTTTCCGCGCAAGAACTGTCCACTCGTTGCTGATCCCGCCAAAGCATTGATGGCTCCTTGAGCAGAAGTTGCTCCAGTTCCACCATTCGAGATTCCCAACGTGCCACCTAAAGTTACGTCCCCTGTCGTTGCAGTTGCAGGAGTAAGTCCCGTGGTGCCTCCAGACACAGACGACACAGTGGCCGCTGTCGTGATGGACGTAGTGCGTCCATACTGGTCAATTGTCAAAACTGGAATCTGTGCTGAACTTCCGTAAGTTCCAAACACAACGCCACTTGTAGGCAACTGAGCAGAAGGGAGTGTTCCGCTTGTAATGTTGCTGGCGTTGGTTGTGTCAACCGTTGCCGAAGCTGCCAGTCCGCTAATCTGAGCCGTTGTCAAACCGATCAGAGCACTGGTTACCCCTGTGATCTGACCAAATTGATTGACGCTCAAGCTGGGAACCTGAGTGCTCGAACCATACGTTCCAGCAGGACTGGGAGACAACGCAGCCAGCGAGATTGTTCCAGCATTGGTGATCGTGCCGCCAGACAAACCTTCTCCAGCAGATACACTGGTTACTGTTCCGCCTCCTCCACCACCACCACCAGTAGCCGCAATCGTGATTGTGCCAGGGCCATTGGTGATCGTGACGTTTGCTCCAGCAGTCAGCGTCGCTTTAGATAGCGTGTTGCCGGTACTGTTGCCAATGAGCAGTTGGCCGTCTGTGTAAGTGCTATTTCCCGTGCCTCCCTTATTGACGGCAAGAGTCGTAATGGCAGGTTCGGCTCCAATCGAGGCTGGAGTAATGGCGGCAATTTGAGCAGAAGAAATAGCTGCAACTTGTGCGCTGTTCGTGAAGCTAGAGATCTGCGACGTAGTGGCAAAACTCGACTCTTGGCTCGTCGAAATGGCTCCGATTGACGCAGGTGTGATTGCGCTCAGTTGAGCCGTGGTTGCAAAACTCGGGGCGTCAGAAGTCGCCAACGCTCCAATGCTGGCAGGAGTAATTCCTGCAAGCTGAGAGGTTGTTGCAAATCCCGGCGCAGCAGATGTTGCCAGTGCGCCAATACTGGCTGGCGTAATTCCCGCAACATCAGCAGTGCTAGCAAGTCCAGCAACTAGCAGTGCCTGAGTGGCCGTCTTGGTCGTTCCACCTTGGTTCATCACCAAGATGTCATTGGCGTTGACGCTGTTTGCTACAGGAAGTTCAGAAATCTTTACGTCGGCCATATGAATTAGTAAGTAAAGTTTTGAACAAACGATCCATACCAGTTTGTTCCATCAGACACAAAAGTTAAAATATCCAGTTTCCCTAGGATTTCCGTAATAACTGGAGCACCATTGTCGGGCCATTTTACTTCAGTAAATACAGCAGATCCAATTGATCCGGCTGCGGGTTGCTTAAGATACAAACTAAACGATTTTCCAGCCCCTACCGGAGGCATTGTAAAGGTCGTCGTAAGTCCAGATGTCAGAGTGGCAGTCAGCACGGTTCCTGCCGTAATTGCCAAAGTCTGACTTGAACCAACACCCCCAAGATTTACCGGCCCTTCTGTGTAACCGTTGATGGTGGGCGTTGCGATTGTTGGACTGGTCGCAAATACCGCAGATCCAGTCCCAGTCTCATCCGTCAAAGCTGCCGCCAGATTGGAGCTGGATGGAGTTGTTAGGAACGTGTTTACCCCAGCACCCAAGGAAGAAACTTGCACCGCTCCAATTGCACTTGCAGTGATGCTTACAGAGCTGGCAGACGTGATGCGCCCCTTGGAATCGACCGTAAATTGTCCGACCTGATTGGAAGATCCGTAAGTGAAAGCGGCAACTCCGGTGGCCGTAAGAGTTGGATTAGGGTATGTCCCGGTTAAATCTCCGCCAGCAGCACCAGAAGGAGTGCGGGAATTTGAGAGTCGAATGTCATTCCCTTCGCAAATCGTGTTTGCAGTAGTTCCAAACACACGACGAACCAGTGAAGCATCAGCTTTTTTGGTGACACCATTTTGAACAATCGGAACAAGATCCGTATCATTTACGCTGCCAGCTGTAGGCAGATTGGAAATTTTGATGCTCATAAATTAACCGGTCTGGATGCGATCACTACTCTCAGTATTAAGAAAATCACCAAGTTCGGTCAATACTTGATCTCCAACAACTGGCGCACCGCCATGACCTTGTTTGGGAAACCTGTACGTAGTCTTTTTTCCTTCCACGGTTCCACGGGCAACCAACTTATTCCCGGGTGCCGCAGGAGTTCCATTCCGCTTGATGATGTACTTTGTGGTAACCATGTTAGTAGGTGTACACCATGTTCAGCTTTTGATTCTGGCCTTGCTGGCGAATCAGCACGTCAATCTGTTGTTGAACGGACGCTTCTGCCAACTGCTCGAACATCATAGCTTCCTCGGTACGTCCTTCAGACTTGAGGAAGTCCGAAGACACAGAGTTGGCCAAGTAATCGCGGAACCGAGCAGGAATCTTTAGTGGCTGCCAGCTTTCTGCTGTTTGATTGATCGGACTGATTCCAGCAATGATGTTGGTGGTCGCCAAAAAGAAATCACCGTTGCTTGGTTTTGATTTGTCGGAGATGTTGTAGCCACCTCCGCCTTGTCCAAGGTCAAAGTAGATCTGCGCCCCGGCAGTGTAATTGCTTCCAGCATCGTACTTCAAACCATAGAAGCGCGGCGGCAACAAGCGATACTGCACAAACTGACGATCTGACTTAAATGTCCGCAGATAACTGACATCGTACTCAAACTGCTCTGGCGTTTGATCCGTAAAATCCTCAACGATAAACTGCAACGGAATAGCCCGCGTCGTTTGACGTGGATCCTGAGAGTAAATCGACAGTCCCTGCAAGGAACCAACCGGGATCTGAATCAGCAACTGCGGGTTGTCTTTAAAGATTACCTTGGCTGTCATGGGCGCATTCGGCCCAGAATACGGATTGTATGTTGCAATGTTGTATGGCGTTTCAATCGTTACAGACGTAATGTATTCGCCAATGTCATCAGTTGCCGTAAGATAACTAAACTGATATTCCTGTGAGTCAATTGCAACAGGATCTCCTCCGTCCAACGACACATAAAACGGATTCAAAAACTTCAAGTACGACTGTCCAATCGTGCCCTTCTTGTACCTGTCATTTGCAAAGTCTTGCAGGTAAATCCGTTTGAAGTTGGTATCAAAGTAAACCTTTGTCGTGTTGGTATCTAGCCCATTCTCGCTGTAAAGATCTTGGCTATCTTCAGTGGCAAGCGGTTCTCCATCTTCATCTGCCAAAAGATTGATGGAGCCTTCCACGGACGACACAGGCATCCCCGGCCATGTGTACATGTAGCGTTGTACATCGGGCCAATCTTCTCGATCCCAAATGACCGACAAGCGACGTGCCGTAAAATCCCGAATGGCACCAAAACTTTTGTCGTTTAGCGTCGTGCGATCCAAGCCGACAAGCTGGCAAACAGAAGCAAGGATGTCGCTAAACGG